TCTGTTTAATAATAAAGGCTATAAAAACTTGCTTGAAGCAAAGAAAGTCTTGAAAAAGGCGTTTGAAGGAGTTTTTTTAACCGATGCAGATACAACGATTTCTCTTGTATGGAGAAAATCTGAATCGTTTCAAGAGGCGATTGAAGGGCAAGCGGACGTAGAGGTGTGCGGATCAATTTTGACGTTTGATGCATACGCATTTCCAAAACATTCGTATCATCCGTTGGATGCAGTCGGTTCTTTGGCAAAGCACATTGACGAACACTGGGATGTGACAGTAATTAATCACACGGAACTTGACGAAATCTGGAAACCAGATGATGAAGAGGTTGTCGTTTATACGAGACTGGATTCTATGCAGCCCGGAACGTTCCCATCGACATATGCTTGTACATGGTTTACAAACAATATCAAAGTTCATGTGATCTCTGGATCAGATGTGAACGCAGATCAGTTTATCATGAATTTGCTTCAAGATTTACAGGAAAGGGAGCGGTTTGTCATGGACGATGGATCGCCGTTTTTTGTAAATCAATTAGCATACAGCACAAAGCTTGATCCTTTAAGAGATGGACAGGTAAGCGTGAGAGGACAGTACGGAAAGCTTCGAGAAATGGACGAGGAATCAGAAGAAATAAAAGGAATTACAATAAATTAGGAGGTAACAATGGCAGAAAAGAAAGAAAATACAAAAGCAATGCCGGAAGTTGTTTACACTGTGGAAGAGTATGCAGAAAATCCACAGGTCTTAGGAGTATCCGAAGATATTATCCGAACAGCATTTGCGAAAGCTGGTATTAGAGAAGCAACACAGAGTACAGCAAAGAAACTTGTAGATACATTTAGAAAGAAGGAGGTGTAGAGACTTGTCTGGATTATTTTTAAAAGGCGAGAAGAAGGAAAGAGCAGGCGTTTACCGCAGGCATGAGCAGATCACAAATAATGGTGTAGCATCCGCAATGAATGGAGTTTTTTGTATTCCAGTTCATGCAGACTTTGGGCCGGTTGGAGAAGTTCAGAAGATCACATCTAAAACTGATCTGTATTCTTTATATATGGAGAGCGGAACAATTGATGCAGCAGCAGCCTTATTTAGTGCTGGAGCAAACACTGTATATTTATACCGCCTTGGAACTGGCGGAAAAGAGGGAAGCGTATCTTTACAGACAACAACTTCCACAAATGCAGTCACATTAAAAACAAAGTATCCTACAGCCTTAAAGTTTTCTGTAACCTTAAAGCAGAAGTTAGGAGATGCAACAACAAAAGAGCTTTCTGTTTATAACGGAGCAACACTGGTTGAGAAAGTAAGCTTTGTCGCTGGTACTGGTGTAAATGAAGCCGCAAACCTTGTGGAAGCAATGAAAGACAGTAAGTATTTATACGCTGAACTTGCTTCTGGGGAATCTGGAATTATGCAGACAGTTACACAGCAGGCGTTAACTGATGGAGCAGCCCCAAACGTTACAACAGAAGATTACAGCAATGCTTTTAATGCATTTGAAGCATACGCATGGAACGTTATGATTCTTGATACTGTTGAGGAAGATGTTAAGACATTAGCGAAAACGTATATGGATCGTATTCATTCAAACGGAGCGTTAGGTATCTGTGTGCTTGGAGAAACAGCTGGAAAGTCACTTGCAACCCGACTGGCAAATGCTAAGGCTTATAATGCACCATATTTCATTTACTGCGGTAGTGGTTATTATAATACCGCCGGAGAAAGAGTAGAGGGATATCTTGCAGCGGCAGTGCAGGGCGGTGTGATTGGTTGTAAAGATTCCAGTACATCAATCGTGCATACGGAGATTCCTGATGCAGAATCATGCATTGAACAGCTTACAAACGAACAGTATGTGAGTGCGATTAAATCAGGATTGCTTCTGTTATCCGAAGGACAGGAAGGACAGGTCTGGTTCGATTCTGGGGTTAATACTTACACAGTGTTAAATGAGGACGACGATGAGGGCTGGAAAAAGATTAAACGAACAGCAATTCGTTATGAGGCTTTTGATCGTATTAACCGAACATTAGAACCACTGATTGGAAAGATCAGCAATACATCTGATGGCGTTGATAACGTAATTCAGGAAGCAAAAAAAGTATTGGCTGAAATGAACAGAGAAGGAAAAATCTTAGATACTTATGAGTTCTTCGAGGATACGGATAATACACATGCAGTAGATTATGCATACTTCATTATTCGTATTGATGATGTAGACAGTATGGAAAAGATCTACTTAACTTATCAGTTCCAGTATATTTCACAGTAGGAGGTTATTATAAATGAGCGGAAAAGGTTTTGATACTAGAAAGTTAATGACTGGAAAAGATGGCAAATTATTTGTCACAGTTGATGGCACATC